GAATTTCTTAAGTTCTTTTGGCACATAACCACCAATATTTATTTCACAATAGTGCTCAACTGACTTAAAATGCTTATTATTAACATGTTCTGAACGAATGGAAGGATCATGGTTACCAAGGACCACATGAATATTCTCGCATTTAATATTTGAAAAGATATTATTAATACTTGAAGTCCAATGTTTGCCTTTTCCTAAAGAAATATCACCCAAGTGATAAAGAGTGTCTTTTTTAGAGACACAATCATTTATATTATGAATAAGTGCTTTATTCATTTCATTCACGTTTTTAAAATACTTTTCCCTATTGGTATAGTGAAGAATATTATTGTGACTGAAATGTGTGTCGCTAGTGAACCAGATCATGCAATCAGTCTACCAGAAAATTTCTGCCATTGCGAGAACTTTCTCTTGCTTCTTGCATTATTTCCGAGTCTGCTTGCTTCCATCCCATATCGTATTCGTGCCAATACATTGTATTTTCTGTAACACGACCAAAAGCGGCCATATTGGCCTTTCCTTCGTTACGATCACGATGACCATCTTTATAACCTTGTCCTGCGGTGTATTCCATATTCACTCCATTTCAGTCGGAGAAGCCAGATTTGAACTGACGACTTCCTGCTCCCAAAGCAGGCGCTCTACCAAGCTGAGCTATTCTCCGGTAATATTATATAGTTCTGTTATAGTTTTTCCTTGACAGGTATCACACCAACGAACCCATTTTCCTTCATCAATTAATTTCTTCATTGCAACTAATTGATATTGCCTAAATTCTTGCATATGTCTATCGTTGGTCTTGAACTTATCAAGAACAATATATTCAATATCAATTAACCAACTTGCAGAATGAAAAAATTCAGAATACCAATGAATGGCATCCTCTACAATTTCGTGACAAGATTTTAATTCATCGTCGGTCATAAATTTTATCCAACAAAATACAAATGAGATTATATAGTTCGTGTGTTGCAGTAACACCAACTATAACAAAAAAAACCATTATTAATATAATTACAAAATCGTTCATAAACTCCTCCGACTGGATTCGAACCAGTGACCCGAGAGTTAACAGCTCTCTGCTCTACCGACTGAGCTACAGAGGAAAATCTTACTTTTTATTTATCTTTGGTCGTTTGTTTTTCTTACCAAAGATATCTTCAAAATTCTTATCATACTTTTTCTTATCTACTTTTCTAAAGGAATCACCTTTTCCTGCACTATGTTTTCTACTCATAAAAAGCGGATGAAGGGACTCGAACCCTCAACAGCAAGCTTGGAAGGCTAGCACTCTACCATTGAGTTACATCCGCATAAGTTAAGTATGGTGAGGGACTTGCACCCATTCGACTAATATAAGGCAAAGTTCTACGAACCTCGTTACCCATTAATGCGACCTTATATTTCATCTTTTCAGACAAGCACCGGCCGGTTGATTATCCTAGTCTGCTTTACCAGACACCATACATTGAATAGCGCGAGTGGGACTCGAACCCACACTACACAGATTTTAAGTCTATTGACTCTGCCGATTGGTCTATCGCGCCATAAGTTCCTTTGCCTGGATTCGAACCAAGAAAAGGAGATCCAAAGTCTCCCGTGTTACCGTTACACCACAAAGGAATGCCTCAGGAGGGAATCGAACCCTCATGTCCAAAGGACGACAGATTTTGAATCTATTGCGTCTGCCTATTCCGCCACCGAGGCCAAAAAATGTCAAAGAGTTTTACTGCAATAATCGTACATCACAATCCCACTTGCAGTACCAACATTCAAACTTCTTACCGTTCCGAACTGTCTAATATACACCACATCATCACACATGTCAAGAACTTCTTTTGGAATTCCGATTTGTTCTTGACCAAAAACTACGAGATGGTGACACTCAGAATCCCAAGTGTAGTAATCAATTGGCAAACAAATTCTTGTTCCATCAGTAACATTATCTACTCCTACTACTTTAACACAACCATAATCCTGCTTTAGACTTTCGATTTGTTCCGAAAGACTTTCAATTTCCTTTACATGCTTAAATTTGGTGTAAAGATGAGTACCTACTGTTCCGCGCCTGTCGTATTGCTTTCTGCCGTAAATCCAAACTTCTTTAGAAAGGAAGGCATTTGCGTTCCGAATAATCGTTGCAATATTAAAGTCGTTTCCAACATTGCAACAACAGACAGTAAAATTATTTCTTTTCGTATCCAAATCGGCAAGTATTGCATCATGGTTCCAATAATGGTAGTGGTCGATGATGTTTCTCGTTTCCATGACGAGCATTATAACATCATCTTATTTCTCTGTCAACCAAGTCCTCTTCGTTTTATTTCTGCCTCAACTTTTTCGAGTTCCTTTTCTGCCTGGATCATTTTGGTTTTGTACATCTTACGATCTTTGTACATATCATCCATCAAATTTGGCAGGAATCCGCGCTTTTCTTTGGTATAAGTTGTTCCATTTGCGGCAATAGATAGATTTTTGCTGCTAAGATCGTCTATAGATTTCATGGATACAGAACCGTTATTGAGAACGCCATTAGGACTAACAAGACCTCTCATTCCATCGGCAGTCAATGTTTCGGGCGAAATGTTGTATTGCATGATCAAATGAGGATATAGACTATTCAAGTCGAAAGATACAACCCATTTGTGCATACCAACGATAGGTTCCTTGACATAAGCACCAATATATTGTTCGTCTTTCTTAGAACGCTTTTTGGCTGGAATGATTATGTTTTTCTTTGCCAAATAATTGTAAATGATAACATCCCATGTTTTCACCTGAGAAAAAATATCATTGAAGTTAACTCCGGCAGAATATGCAAGAGTAACTGCCAATCTCATTAATTGGAGTTTATCGTCAAGCTGTTCAACCAGTTTGACATCTTTGATGTTATATTCGATAAACTTTTGGAAATTCTTTTGATAAAATTCTTGAATGCTTTCATATTCAGTATAGTCCAGTTTCTTTTCCCCTAATTCGACAGATGCAATATAATCCAATTTATATGACTCTCTATTTACATATGTGAATGTTTTGTACAATTCGTAATAATCAAGAATCGAAATACCAACAATATCATAGACTACATGTTTTCCTATGACTCCACGATCTACAATCTTTTCCTTTATAACATTCCAAGGTGAAAGTTTCTTTGCAATCTTTTCCCCAAGAAGTCGAATTATTCTGTTGTAGAGATATGGAATATCGAAAAAACGAATACTCCATCCGCTAATGATATCGGGATATCGACCGGAAAAGTATTCTAAAAACATATAAAGAAGATTATCTTCATTGTCAAAGCAGTGAACTATTTCATCTTTTTGTTTCTTGTATTCGCCTAGACAAAAAACAACAGAGGGTTCGTCTTTCCTGCTAATGCAAATTGCAATAACTTTTTCTTCAGGTGACTGAAAATTAGGAAATCCAAATTCACTTGTCGTTTCTATGTCAATATAGGCAATATCTAGCAAATCATAGTTTGGTTGACAATCGGGATAATTGTTCCGAATAAATTGATACTCTGCTTGAATTTCGCCATGAATTTCAAATCCAGATACATCGGAATATCTTTCAATAAATTTTATGTATTCATCTTTATTCTCAAATTCAACCCTGTCCAAAAATTTGCCAAAAATACTTTTGTAGTCTGTCTTTTTATCTGTATTTACAAACAAAGAAGGTCGAAAATAAGTTTCATTCTTGGTAGATACACCGGATTCATCTCTTTCGCGGTAGAGAATCTTATTTCCATATGAAAATACATTGGTATAAAATGACATGCTAGTATTATATCGTTTTGTTTGTGGATGAGTCAATACTATTCTTATTATTTTCTATCAGTAATTCTTTTTTCTGTTCTTGATCTTTGGAACTAACATACGCTGCCAATAAAACCATGTAGTTAATTACATCGATGCAGGTATCTTTAAAACTCTCATCTTTTACATGCATTTTTCCTGCCCGAACAAAAGAACTCAATCTACTCATTTTATCTGTAAGGCGAACCATAAATCCTTGTTCTGTCTTACAAATACCCATAGATTCTACGCGGGTGAAATTTGCAAAAGGTTCTGTGCCTTCATTACCTGCGTAGTCTTTATTTTTTAGACTCATCAATGCTTTAGCTTCGTTGCACAATTCGGAATGAAACGCCAATAATTCTTCTCTTGTCATAATATTACTCCATTAAATCTTCAAGTGATGCTCTTTTCTTAGCAACCCATTTATATTGTGTCTTTGAAAAACACCAAATATTTTCAATAAAATCTGCCGACAAATGTTCCAACAAGTCCCCCTTTTCCATCTTTTTTGGTCTTTGCTTTATTTTCATACCAATTTGACCAATAAAATTACCACCAATTGATGTAATGTAATCTACCATTTCATCACAGGTTCTGTACCGCTTTCCTTTTATAGTCGGATCCATGATGTTGATCATCATCATACCCTTATAAGAAAGAGAATCATATGCTCTTTTCATAACAGGAAGATAGAATTTATTTAACCAATCGGTGTAATCGGGATAGCGATGCCATGATTGGTTTTCTTCCTTTTCTCCGCCCTTATTGTAAAGTTCCGTAGAATAATAAGGAGGAGAGGTGAAAACACAATCCATCTTTGCTTGGTCAAATACATTGCTATCTTCGGCAGGAAGATTTTGCATATAGACTGTTTTAATTCCTTCAAATAACCATGTATGTTCATCTATTTGATGGAAGAAAGATTTAGTGTTACCTAAGAAACTTTCATATGCAACTACCTGCTGTTTATACAGTTCAAATGATTTTGGATTTGGATCACAACCATAATAATGTGTTGCCCTTGATGTATAAAATCCAGCCAAACGATCCCCCCAACCCATACTTAAATCCAAAACATGCTTCGAATCTCTTAGATCATATATAACTGTTGCGACATGGGGTTTAAATTGTGTTGCAACATATGCACCCAAACGGAAAGAACCACGAATATTTGTTTCATTAATTGTGGTTGTTCCCATTCTCCAAAAAATCCAATTCATCTTCATCAATAAATCGTGATCATTCCAAATATCAATTGGTGATGCAAACCCATAAGAGGGACAAGACAATCTATTCTCTTGTTGAAAATAGTTACTTATATCATTATAGTAATGACCATTATCAATTAAAAATAAACCATGCTTGGAGTATGGATATTTGTAATCGTTATATTTTTCAAGTACCTTGTCTTTAACTGGCGTTATAATGTAATGAGATAGATCTTCTGTTGATAAAGATGCAAATTTATTTTTTACTGTAGATAATTCAATTTTTCTAAATGGGAATTTGGGTTTATGATTGATAATATACAAAGCAAGACCTTCTTTGATTTCTTGCTTGGTATAATCAGAGTTCAATTCTTTCCATTTATGTGTGGATAAATTAGGAACTCCATCCGTGTCTGCGGAATCAAAAAACTCTTTAACTATTTTTTCTATATTAGTCATTGAACGCCTGTGCTACCAAAACCACCAACACGGTCGGTTTTCGGTGAAGGAGCAGTGTAGCATTCTTCGATTGTATAGTCAAGGTTTTTTACCAATTCTCCCTGAGCAATACGATCACCGTGTTTAACAACAAAAGGCACATTAGATGTATTGTAGAGAAGGATCATTAATTCATTTGTATAATCAGAATCAATAACTCCTTCTGCATTTAAAAGAGTAATTCCCTTTTTATAGGCTAGTCCTGAGCGTGGATGAATACGCACAGAGTAACCAATTGGAATATCTAAAATTATACCAGTT